ATCGGTAGCAATGACAGCACACGCCTGCGCTGATCAACTAGATAAGCTTTTGATCAGAGCTCAAGCAAGTAGAAAACGTTTTGAAATTATTCGAGGAACAGCTTTACAAGCCAGACTCGAAAAGAGGAGAACAGATGCCAAGCAAAGTAGTAACCTTCCCCGCCTCACAACCGATGACGATAAGGGACTATATCCAAGCGGATCAATACGCTCCGAAGATAGATCCTAGCGTCAACAAGATTCCTTCTAAGCTATTTCGAGCTTCATCTAGTGGCGATCCAAACCGGTCTATGGTTGTCACAAACTACACTGAGCAAAACGGTGGCGGAGGACTAGTCAGTAAGAGTTATCCACTTACGATTCTGCCAAATGGTGCTGAGATGTTCTTTGGAATGGATCTTCAGGTCATCTACACTGCTGCTGACTGGGCTACAATCATGCGCATGGAATTCGATGACAAAGTCATGGTCGCAGATGGTACGAAGCAGTTAGATTCTAAGGGAAACCCGACTCTAGCCGCTCAAATGAATGAATCTCATGAATGGAATCCTAACACGAAAAGCTGGCAGTATGACCCTGATGGTAATGGTTGGCAGAACATTGGATTCAATCCTAAGACTCCGATGCTGCTAACAGATCCAAGTTCAGGAACTGCTCTGGTCAACGACATACGTTTTAGGTGGTGGTGGAACGGTAGAGTTGGAGACGGAGGACGTTGGAGTTCACTTGCAATGTCACAAAATGGTGAAATCTTCACTGCTTTTCCGAAACAATTCGTGAACATTCCACTCATCAGGGCCAAGTGGGCAGGTCCCTTGCGTCACCCACAGTTCCAAACTGAGTACACTGGTCCTGTGCCAGGATCGCACTCATTTGAAATTGTTCGAGGTCGATTGATTGAAAGTCCTTCAAACATTGACATCAATTTACCCTGGGCGAACTAAGGGTACTGGGGAGATTTTCTTGGCAATGAGCAATCTCCCCACATTTTAAGGAGAAAAGAAATGAGAGGTGCTTTAGTAGCACTTATTAAGTTGGCAATGGATGCTGGTTTTAGTGATGAGGACATTGCAAAAGAACTACAACGTCTGATAAACGTCTTAAGAAACGGAAAATTCTTCTTGGAGTTAGTATGAAGACAAGTGAAATGCAGAGAATGGAGTGGCGTACTGTTCTCATGCAAAGAGTAGCAAAGAAGCACGGTGGAACAAGTCCACCCTTTGGCTCTAGAGCAGCTCTAAATTTAGTGGATGATTTAGACCGAATGGTTCACATGCTAAGGAGAATGAAAGCCTCAATAGAGTGTCTCCCTTTAGGAGCAAGACGTCCTCAGTTAGACAGCATGTTGAAGATGATCAATGAAGCACTTGAGGTAGAAAATGTCGTTCCAAACGTCAAAGATTCGAACGCAGAACCACGAAATTCTAACAACAGAATTTAGTGAAAGAATCATCCAAAGAAATAAGCCGAATCTGCAAACGAAGGCGGCAGACGTTTTGTTAGTGTTTCTGACTTGGAAATTCGAAGAACGCGGACCAACTTATCACACGTTCGTCATCAGAACGCCAAAGATGATGAGTTCAAAACTGCTTCATTCTTTCCGATTCTTTTGCAAGACTAAACTGAGAGAAGATAATCACACTGTTCAGTTTGTTCATTTTGCGGTATTTCCACGAGAAAAGAAAGAATGGATTCTCGAAGACAACATTGACAAAGAAAGAGAGGAATTCGTATGTCTTTAGAGCGTTTGTGGCTACGAAATGAATGCTGGATACTAGGATGTACGCAACACTGGAATCATCAGGGTTGTTGGTGTGATAGAAGAAATTCTGTTCATCGAGGTGTTCGTTATGATGGACCGTGTTGGGTAAGATTTTTAAGACAACTTAAAAACTTTTTAATGTATAAAAAATAGTTTAAACTTTTGTATTTACAACCGATAAAAGTTATTATACAATATAATTATGATAATTTGAGAATTTAACCGCTATGCATTATTGTTGTGATGATAATGCATAGCACATGTTACGAAAGTAATATCAACCGACTGTAGCGATCTACAGAATGGAGAGATCACGATGCAGGCTGAAGGAATTTGCACAGCTAAGAAATGCAAGAAGCCGTGTTTAGAAGGTTTTGCTGTTTGCGATTCACATTTTCAGAGACCGTCGGGTTTGATGTTTGGACTTTGGGCAATTGATAAGGCGGTCACTTCCCAAGGAGCAACGATGCTAGTCGCTGCTTCACACCACATTCACATTTCAGATGTTCTGGAAATGAACATCGAACCTCTTGCCCCTCTAGTCTCGAGCGGGCACTATCACGAACAATTAGTATTACGACGCGTATGCGAAGTCATAGGAAAAGCTGAAAGCAGCTACTATGATGAATTGTTAGGTATGAGTGACATTCTGATAATCACTGAGTTAGTTGAATTAGGAGGCGGAATCTTTGATGATGAAAATCTGGGATTCATGCAAACGGTGGTTAAGCAATGGAGGGCTCGAGTAGCCCTTCAGGAGAATTAAGGTTATGCCCGACTTAGTGTCAAAGGGGAGAATAGCAGAGGACGCTGGTGCAGGGAGTACTACCGGCCAGAAGGTTGCTGAAGATGCAGGCGCTCAATCTGCAGTCGGGCACCCAGAGTTTTTCATGACAAAAGAACTTTTCGAGTTTATACTCGAGAATGCTGAAAAGGAGAATTCATGAAAAAGGACCTTGTCAAGGAAATTTTGAAGGAAGCCTCAAAAATCGATGCTCAGATCATGAGACTTCGAATGAGATCCAACTCATTCAAAAGAGCGGCTAACATGATTCTAGGAAAGAAGCACCTAGGAAGGCCGGTGAAGGAGAAATGAGTGCTCTTAAGATTTCAGTTATTAACTCAAAAGCAGTAAAACTTTTGGCGGAGTTTGGCTGGGAACCTGAAGAGCACTTCGGAGAAAAAGTGAATCGTTTCGTAAACAAGAAATGTCCAAGTGAAACAATTGAAGTGTTTCCCTCAGGAAGTGGACGCCCCATTTACTTCAGGCACACTTTTGAAGGAAATAAGATGTCTGGACTCAAACAGCGTCTTCTTGATATGAATCAAAGAGAGGACATAGGCTTATAACCGGTAGACGGAGTTGTCTACACAGGAGAGCGTAGGATGGCAACTGCAACAGGTAAAGCAGCACGTCGTAGATTAGGTAATAGATACGCGTGCAAAGTTCACAACAAACGAAACAACCCTTTGAAACGGGCACGATGGGCTCAGCTGGAAAAAGAGCGTCTTCGTAAAGAAAAAAGATCAGGAGGTGAGTAATGTCCTCTACTAAAGCAGAAGAAATCGCGAATGCACATGATGCGTGTATCAATGTACTAGGTCAGAGAGTATTTGATGCTATGATCGTAGCTCATTTTCCTCTTCCGAGAATAGCTAGAATAGCTGCCCATCAACTATTCATGAAGATGACTCCCTCCTCAACAATGGACTACATGGGAATTTGGCGCTATCTCAAAGAGCTAGGAGACTGATATGATTCTAACTCAAGAAGTAGACTTCAATTCCGTGCCAGAAGACCTTCAAGAAGAGTGTCAGTCGTGTGCCGGCAAAAAAGTCATCGATGACGGATTCGGCGGACAAAGCGAGTGCACTGAATGTGATGGACGTGGTTGGACACTCTGTTCTGTTCAGGATCTGTTGAATGAAATCAACACTCTACGCGTTATTAAAGATCCGCCTAAGAAGTATCATGGGTGGATCATAAAGAAAGAAGAAAAGGACTTTAATCCTGAGTATATCTTTAGTAGTACAAATACAAAATATGCTGAAGATAGAATTAGAGGATATGATCTTGCTAAAGTTCTCTGTGCGATAGAAGGCAGGATCGGCTCATTTGAAATTGAAGAAAATCTCGGAGCTCTAGGAGCTTTTAAAGTGTTCACATGGGAGGAAACAAGTGGCTAACATGAGGCAAGTCATCTACAAAGATCTATTCGAGAAAGCAATGGAGTCAGTAAGGGAAAAAGCTTTTAAGAATGGAGCGTGGGTTGGAGGAACTCGTAAAAGAGCAAGAACTTTAGCCCGCAAAATCGCAAGAGAAAACCTGAGGGAAGAACTTCACCAATAGCAAAGGGGAAACGTGCCGGTAACAATCGCAAGGAGAACTGATGACGTAATCTACGCTGATATAACGATCGAGAAAGACAGGGCCTTACACCTAGGCTTTCAAGACCAAACAGCCGCTCAACACTGGGCGTCTAAGATCGCTCGAAAGATTCAGAATCATCAACGTCACTTGGTAGACATCACTGGTATTCCTCATGCTTTCGTGATGCCTGAGAAGTGCTTCACGGAGGATGCGTGAGTGTCTGCAAAGATTTCTAACTGTAAACATTGCGGTCGGGAGATAGTTCACTCTCCCGACCTATCTAAGCAAACTAAAACGGAATTCTACTATCATAGACCTGCTGGAAACGTGTACTGCAGAAATGATCTGGGAATGATGCTGTCAACGAGGGCTGAACCTAGTGATACCATCGAGGAGCAGTAGATGCGAGTGCTGTAAGCAGAAAAGTCCAAAAGTCGTTTTTGATACGGCTCTGACGCAGCACACATCTTTCGGGATAAGAGGAAGCTGGCACTTACTCTGTATTGGGTGTCACAAAGTACTTGGAAGCGGCTTTGAACATGACAAAACAACGATGTACGTTTTAATCAATGGGAAGTACATCGAACAGAAAGGGATTCACTTAATGACATCAGAAGAGATCCAACAGACTATCGATATGTTCACTCAGCAGACAAAGGATCCGATAGTCAAAGCAAAAATTGTGTTTCATGGTGAGATTGCCTTGCAGTTAGCGATTCTGAACAAGAATATAGAAGAAACAAACGCTCTTGAACGCCGTAAGCAAATGGTTCTTCTATCAGACAGAGCAGGCGATGAACAACAAGTGACTGGAGGTTGAGATGAGCTGTACTGCTTTAGTTCTGTATGAACGCTGGGCAGTCGAAGATCCGGTGTTGGACTGTGCTATACGGATTATTGACACAAACAATTATCGGTATATAACTGAGCCTAATCCAGATGGAGTTGACACGTCAGAACTTCAGTATCCAGAAGCTTTTGCATGGCCTCCAGATCCATGGTCGACATACATGAGTCTATCTAGATCAGAAGACTTTGTTAAGTCTCTAGGCAGAGTAGGATATATCTGGGTGGACGAAGCACTGAAAGAAGCAGCAGACATACTCCATCACTTAGGCATGATGGTCTATCACGAGTACATGATAGAAAGGATACTTGAGAAACTTGATAGGAGAGCGCAGAGAATTTAACATTTGTGATTCTTTTGGCGTCCCTCTTAATGTAGAACCTGTATACACTATCTGGCATGCCTTAGCTTGGAAGCATTTTTACGAACTACGCGGTTATGACGGTGAACTTTCAATCTCATCAAGGTGGATAGGAAACTATGACAGTGAAGCGAACGAACGAGACACCTGGTACAGGATCTTCTTTCTCTTTAGATACTGTGAAGAAGAGGCTGAAGAAATTCCAGTGGAACCAGAACCTGAAATCGAAGAAGTTTTGGAATGCGATTTCTGATGCTATATCTAGAGACCCACAGCTTATTCAACATATAATGTTCCCAGAGGCACGTGTGTTAGAGCTTTTTGAAGATACGAGGTATCAAAAAGAGTGGATAAGCGCTCACTCTGAAGATTTCAGAAACTTGTGTGCAGTTTATAGCGTACCACGAAGCACTTATGAATTTCCATGGGGCGCAAAGATCTACCTAATCATAGACTATCCGGATTCATATCAGAAACTGTGTGGACTTAACCTATCTAGGTGGGAAGCCCACGGTATAGTAGATTACGGGTTAAAAGAACGGGCTATGCTGATGACTAGAATAAAACTGGCAGAAACAAAGTTATAAAAAGTATTTTACAACCGAATACAAGTTGTTATATAATAATACTATAGAGATTGGCATAGACAAACACTTCAACCGTTTTTTTAGGAGAGCTTTACTAATGTCACACGTAAATAAGATCACTGATTTGATGAAACAGAAAGGAATTTCTGACGATCAGATTTGTGAGATCACTGGTCTTACTAAGATGACGTTGTGGAATGCTAAACAAGGGAAGAATGTTACGTTGGAGACGATGAAAGCAATTTCAGTAGCACTCGGAGAATCGATCGTAGTAATCTGGCCTGAGGAGATAGCCGCGTAAAATGCAAACGTTTCTTCCTGTTGTATCATTCGTGAAGTCGATGGAGTTTCTAGATTCCAAAAGACTCGGAAAACAACGGGTAGAGGCAGGTCAAATTCTAGAGATCTTGGAGAATAAACCGTTTCTCCCTTCTAATCTTCAGACTATCGTTCCTTTTGATAGAACATTTTCTCATTGGCATCGCCATCCAACCGTTCAGATGTGGTCGGGTCATGAAGAATGGCTCAAATTATATCTCGCGTGCGCGATAGGCGAGTGGTGTTCCAGAGGTTATCTTAACAATATTCCAGTCCCTTCGTATGATACAGAATCTCAAGAGCCCCCTGCTTGGCTCGGATGTGAAGACTTCCACTATTCGCATCGCTGTAATTTAGTAAGAAAATTTCCGCAACATTATGGTCAGTTCTGGAAAGATGAGAATATAAACTTATCTGCTCCATATTTCTGGCCTACTCTGAACGGATTCATCAACAAATTAGAGGAGAAAAATGGCAACGACGGCGACACTCATTCGAGTTGACGCCAGTCCTTTAGATGTTGCTCATGGCTTACCAGAAGGTTTGGTGCCGGAGTATGAGGAAGGCCTGGGGTTCGAAGACAAACTTATGGTTGTTCCTATAGAACCTGATTGTAGGTTTCTATTGGTTCGAATAAGTTATGATGGGGAATCAGAGCTTCTTGCAGAAATCCAGGAGAATCCCTTTAAATTCTCTGAGGAGAAATGCAAGATAATTCTTCGTGGAAGGTTTTCTGGTCCTGAAGATCCGGACGAAGACGACGAAGAATAGTAGGAGGTTCAATTTGGAAAATGGCCATTTTGAACAGTACGTCAAACAGGCGTTAGCAATCATTAGCTTACAGCTAGTTACGCTAAAGCATGACAGTAAACAGAATAAACAACTTCTATGTGATCTCCAAAGGAGTTTTTCAGAAATGGCTACGACTATTCAAGAAGCATTGCAGGATCTCGCTGCGAAGGTCAGCGAAAACACTGATGTTGTGAATGAAGAAGTTCAAACGTCAGCAGATGCAACCGCAGATATCTTGGCTGGAATTCAGGCTTTGAAAGATGCGCAGGGTGATCCGGCTGCAACACAGGCTGCTATTGACGCGATCGAAGCGGCGGCCGGCACAGTTGGACAATCAACTCAAAATATCAAGAATGCTCAGGCTCCTCTCCAAGCAGCGGCTGATGCTCTTAAGGGTCAGCTTACTCCAGCTTCTGGTGGAACCACGGGTGGTACGACGGGCGGTACTGATACTGGTTCTGGCGGAACAAGTGATGGTACGCTCGGTGGTACGACATCTGCTCCGGCTCCCACGCCTGAGGTCTAATTACTCGATGAGAGTCGAGTGATACCGTAATGTTAAGACCGGAAGGTACGGCGTGAAGAAAGTATAAGCTTCATGGAGCCAAGCCGGTCAGATAACTTATTCACGGCTGTCTCAGTCTGAGAGCAAATGATGGGCCATAAGACTGAATGTAGGGCGCCTACTCAAGCGGTAAGGAAAGATACTCCTTGATCGTGTGTACTATGCCGAGTAGGTAGTAAACAGCCGTGAATAAGTTACCTAACATTTAAAGGGGAACAGGTCTGTATGCAAGACGTGCGGTCATTTGACTGGTCGAGATGTCGCTATGTACCATTCGAGCACCAGTTTGAAGGTGTCGACAAACTCTACAATAATGCTGTTTTCGGTCTTTTAGATGAAATGGGAGCAGGAAAGACAAAGCAGATTATTGATACTGCATGCTTTTTATATGAGCATAAGGAGATAGATTGTGTTCTTATCATTTGTCCGGCTCAAGTTAAGGATGTCTGGATCCACCCTCAGTTTTCTCAGATTATTGAGCATAGTTTCGTTCCTGGCATCATTCATGAGTTTACTTCTCGCAGTATTCGTTTTCCGGAACAATCCAGAGGTCTTCTATGGGTTGTCACGAGCGTCGAGCTTCTTCGTAATGTTAGCCATGTTAGAACGCTTATAAATCTTCTTGCTGGAAGGAAATTCTGGGCAGTAGTAGATGAATCTTCTACAATTGCTAATCACAAAGCAGCGCAGACTAAGGGCGTTTTAATGATCCGCCCTAAAGCGTGTCGTCGTACCATTATGAATGGAACCCCTGTGGGAAATTCTATTCTAGGGCTTTATTCTCAGTTTGCTTTTCTAGATCCTGCTATTCTTAATTTCAAGAATTTCTTTGCGTTCCGTAATCACCATGCTCGAATGGGTGGCTACATGAATAAGCAGATTGTAGGCTTCTATTATATAGAAGAGATACAAGAAAAGATAAAGCCATGGGTACTTCGTAGACTAAAGTCTCAGTGTCTAGATATTCTTCCTAAAATGAAAGCGCCACTTCGTGCTGTTAAACTATCCCAGAGAACATGGGATATTTACTGCTCGATGAGGGACGAATTTGTCGCTTACCTTAATAATACAGATGAAGTATCTGTAGTAACTACTGCGCCAGTCAAATCTCTAAGACTGGCGCAGATTTGTTCCGGTTTTCTAGGTGGAGTAGAAGATGAAGAAGGGAATGAGCCTCAAGTCGTGGAGATCGGATCTGAACTCACAGATTCATTCTTGGATTATCTTGAATTCAGAATCGAGTCCGACCCCGATTTCAAGCTTATCACTTGGTGTAGATTCAGACCAGAGATTGCTCGTCTTGAAAAACGAGCAAAGGAGCGGTTTAAAGGGCTTACGGTTCGTGTGCTACAAGGAGGACAATCTAAAACTGTTAGGTCGGAGGCTATTTCTCTCTTCCACCCAGATTCACCAGATATTAAAGGTCCTGCCTTCCTTATCGGTCAGCCTCAGGCGGGACGATTTGGTCATAACTTCACTAAGTGTTCCAACGTCGATTATCTATCCAACGATCATTCTCTGCTCACCAGATCCCAGAGCGAGGATCGCGTACACAGACCTGGACAGAGATTCCAAGCACTATTCCAGGACTACGTTGTTGTGGGACCAAATGGAGAGAGGACAGCAAGTGGTATGATTTTGAAAGCCCTACGAAACCACGAAAAAATGGCTGAGTGGACAACATCTCGTTGGGTATCTGAGATAATGCAGGAGGAAAATGATGTCCCATTCTGACGATCAAATGCTTGACATCTTTATTCACAATGCTGAAGAAAAGCTTAGGCTTCTTCAGGAATTGAAGAAACGAAGGATGTTAGAAAGACAACCAGTAACACACAGATCGGTAACATACACTCCAGTTTTGAAAGGAATCTACAAAGGGAAAATCGCCACTGTTGAATGTAATTGTGGAGAAATTGTTCGGTACAGAAAGCCAATCAACAGCATCGAAGACTTTGTTTGTCCAAAAGACAAAGGATAGTTCATGGATCCAGATCAGACACTAATCGATGAGATCGAATCTTGGAGATCTCTTCACAAAATGCACAAAGGAGCTAAAGTTCCGTCGACTGTATCGGCACAATCGAAAAAGACTCTAGCCTTTCTTGAGGAACTCTTGGAACTAAGAAGGAGAATAAGGGTTCTGGTAGGTAAACTGGAAAAGGAAAAGGGAGTAGCAGTATGATTCTGTGCCAAAAGATAGTACCTACCGTCGTAAATTCTAACGGTAGAATGGTGGGAAACACTTACTGCATGCAACAAGCTGGTCATGCAGGAGAGTGTGATAAGGTAACGATCAAAGAACTTTCACCAGGAAGTAATTTTGTTCCAGGAATTTTCGAGCTAGGAAAGGAGTCAAATGGGAAAGTACTCTCACCTGAAAGATCAACTGACGCGCTTTTCGGGTGAACCTGAATATCAGCAGCGTGTCAGTGCAGAGAAAGAAAAGATCAAACAGGATCTGTTAAGTCAGGGACTTCCACCAAATGCTGTAAATTTTGGAAAAGTTCTGGTATCGGCTAGAGTTCGGAAAGCTCAACTTGAAGCAGAGGTGAAGAAAGAAAACCTCACCATCGAAGCAATGAATCAGCTTCTTGTTGAATTTCTTGAGGATGAATCTCTCAGTTCTGTTAAACTTGATGCTGGAGTTTCTCTTACCATCAAGGATGACGTTTACTGCTCAGTAGCTGATAAGGAATCTTTCTATAAGTGGATCCATGACAATGATCTTGAAGATCTGTTTACTGTGAACTATCAGACCATGAGTTCTATGGTGAAACAGAAACTCAGCAACAATGAGGAAGTTCCTCCGGGAATCAACACGTTTTTCAAACAGAGTATCACAGTGAGAGGAGCAAGTAATCTAGATGAGTAACATGAAAAAGGGTGAAATCGTTCCAGCAGGAAATTCGGCTCTCGCCAATTCAGAAGTCCCTGAGTGGTTGAGAAGTGAGGTTGGAAATCAGAAGGGCATGGAGGATGTAGACCAGTCTGATATAGTTCTACCTCGGTTAGGATTGTGCCAAGCACTTTCCCCGCAGAAAAGAAAGAGTGACAAGGCCTACATCGAAAATCTTCAGGAAGGTGAGCTGTTTAACAGCGTAACTCAGGAGATTTACGGTACTTCACTAGAGATCATTCCCCTATTCTTCTTTAAGAATAGGATCAAGTACTTCCCAATTGAAGACGGTGGCGGTATCGAGTGCATGTCAGCGAACGGTATTGATGGCGGAAGTCTCAATCCTATGGGATGTGCTTCCTGCCGATTCAGTGCCTGGGGAAATGGATCCACAAAGGAAGAGGATATGTCGAATCCTCCCCTATGCACATACTACCACAATTTGATGTGTTTCACTTTGACCGACAATCCTATGCCAATAGCAATGAGCTACAAAGCAACGGGATTGAAGCTATCAAAACAGTTTCTGGCTAACGTCAGACTCAGCCGGCTTCCGATGTACGCGAAAAAGTACAAAATCAGTGTTGTTACTGTTCGTGATGGGAGTAATGAGTGGTTTGAGAAGAAACTTGTTCCCAGTGGATTTCCTGATGAGAGTCTCTACAGACAGATGGAAGAGCATTTTAAGGCCCTTCGAGAGATGAACATCAAGGTTGACACGACTGGCGAAGCAGCTGATGTAGATTTCCCTACTGACGATGAAAGAGTTCCAGCGGGTCACACAGAACTCTAGCAGCAGTTAGACCGGTTGTTATGAGCAGCCGGTCTACCTCTTAAAATTCGTTCAAGGGAAGCTGCCATGCTAGATAAATTCTCGCGTTTATTTCGTGGTTCTGCGCTAGCACATGGCACTTTTGATAGAACCACAGGAACCATGCATACCATTCTAACTCCAGCTTCTGAGGAGGACTACCGAAAGCATCTAGCTGGGGACCTTGGTTTAGGTATAGTACCTGTTGATTCAGAAGGAAAATGCTATTGGGGCGCAATCGACATCGACATAGACACGATTGATCACAAAGATCTTTACTCTCGTGTCTCAGCAAGAAATCTTCCACTAATGGTATGTCGTTCCAAAAGTGGTGGAGCTCATTTGTACGTATTCTTCAAAGAACAGCAACCGAGTTCTATGGTCCAACAGTTACTTAAGAAGTGGGCTGGACTATTAGGATTCCCAAACAAAACGGAGATATTTCCGAAGCAACTAAAGAGTACTCATCAGAATGTCGGTAATTGGCTCAATCTCCCGTATTTCAATGCGCAAAACACAGTGCGCTATGCCGTGTGCGAAACCGGTTCTATTGAAATTGAAGAGTTTCTTGCCAGAGTCCAGTACTACACAGGAAAAGAGAATATCGATGCAACACAAAACAGTGGACTCATCCAGATTGACCAAATGCCGCCATGCTTACAGACTCTTACAGAAGAAGGACTTCCCCAGGGGGCCAGAAATGTCGGACTTTTTAGTTACGGAGTGTTCTACAGGAAGTCTAGTCCCAATGGATGGGAGGACAAGCTTCGGTATCATAATCAGAATTATGTTTCGCCTTCTCTGGGGTCTCGTGAAGTCGAGGCGCTTATTAAGTCGCTTAGTGCGAGACAGTACCAGTACAAATGCGACGAAGAGCCACTTTGCTCTCATTGTGATAGGAAGTCATGTCTCCAGTTGCCATATGGAGTTGGACACAAACCGTGGGAAGATGAGAGTAACTTCGATGAAATTACGGTAGGTAGTCTTCGAAAGATTCTCAGCGATCCACCAACGTACATTTTGGAGGTAAATGGAAGAGACTTATCACTCTCATCTGATGAATTTCGAGTGTTCGAGAAATTAAGACGAAGAATATTTGAAGTCATGGATCTAGTGATACGGCCAATCAAGCAACCTCAATGGGAACAGAAAGTAAAAGGTCTACTGTCTCAGAAAACCGATATTGAGGCTCCAGAGGATGCATCTCAATATGGTTCAGTGATTAATAGAATCGACGACTTTCTGGCTCTTAGTGATAGGTCTAAGGGTAGAGATGATTTACTTCGAGGATTGCCTATCATTGAGAAAGAACTTATTCTCTTTCAGGTTGACTACCTTCAGAAGTATCTGCAGGGTCAGAAAACGATCATCAGTAACCATGAACTATTCTCAATCTTGCATCGAAGAAATTGTGCTTACGCTCTGATCAAAATTAAGGGTAAGGTTATTAGAGCATGGTCAATTCCTTCTATTCAAGTTAACCGTCAGACCGAAGATTATTCAGAAGCAGAATTTGAAAAGGAAGAACCAGAGATATGATCATCCTTACAAGACCGCAGATGAGTATTCTGAAAGTCAAACTTTCTTCAGAACATTTAACAAAACTGGAGAATTCGATTATCGTTACGGGGAAGCAAATCATGTCAGATGATGAGATGCTTTCCCAAGACGTTATTGAGAAGATTGCAGTTGCTTTAAATGTAACCAGGGACAAATTGTTTTATCACCAGGGTCACACCAGGGAAATCCAGGGATAACCCAGGGTCATTTGTGCAAATTGCATATGATAATTACATATTGATTTATTTGCACATAATGCCAGGAAAACGGAGGAAAAGTGGCAATTCACGTAGATATAAGCATTAAGTCACTCGATAATCTTCGTCGTGATGCGAGGGACAAGGGAGTAAGTGTAAGAGATCTTGCTTCTCAGTATCTTGAGTGGATGTTCTGTGGAGACAGATCTGTGTTTCAGTTTACTCCTGCTCTTGCTCAGGAACTAATGCCCAAATGCGAGCTACTCTTTGATGCTGCACTCGGTAAACCGCAGCTGTTAAATGAGCTTCATGATTTTGCAGTTAAACTACTAGCCGAGAGAAAGGAACAAGAGGAAAATGAAAGAATCAAGGAACTCAAGAAAGAAGACGCAGGTGCCGGAGAGGCCAACGAAAGTAATGACGGAAGTTCCACTGGTCCCCAGCTCGTCAACTGACAGAAGAAGTTCTCTTAATCATGAAGAAGTAAATCATCCATCTCACTATGGAGGAGATACTCTTTATGAAACTATTAAAGTACTTGAGAATCGAATGACTCCTCAAGAGTTTATTGGATTCTTGAAAGGAAACGTTTACAAGTACAATGATCGCGCAAAGTCAAAAGGATCTGAACTTAATAACTATGAGAAAGCTCAATTCTATCAAAACTATCTCGTAGATTTCATGCGTCGAAAGGGAATGACGAAATGAAGATTGTTGTCCCTTATGCCAGGATTTTAAGTCCCGAGACTATCCTCAGTAAACTCCAGCTTATAGAATATGCTGGAAGAATCTCTCACCGTTCAGAAGAAGAGATGAAAGAGGATACCTGGGGAAAGTTCATTACAGCTGTTGTGTTGAAACATGGAGACTGGTCTATTACAGAACATGTAACGATCAGTGTTGAAGTTCTTACGGATCGTGGTGTTACTCACGAAATTGTAAGACACAGAATCGCAGCATATACTCAGGAATCTACACGATTCGTGAATTATGCGAAGAAAATGTCGCCGGCTTTTTTGTATCCGAAGCCAGACGTAAAGTGTGCACTATGTTTAGCTGGTGATGAGGCTGAACTTAATGGAAGTCCATCTGATGGGTATAGTTTTCATCATCACGATGATGATGCTTCAGATTGTGCTTATGACACTGAGTGGATGTTTGCTATTCATGAAGCAGAACGTCACTATAAACTTCTCTTGGAAAAGGGATGGCGTCCACAAGAAGCACGAAGTGTATTTCCAAATGCTCTTGCTTCGAAGATTGTCTGCACTTATAATCTTCGTACGTGGAGACATCTCTTTAGAATGAGGACGACAAAAGAAACTCACCCGCAATTCAAAGAATGGTCCGTTCCTTTGTTAGCTGAGTTTAAGAAGTTGGTTCCTCTTCTGTACGACGATATTGAGCCAGATGCTCGGCAGGTAGATAACTTGAGGTTGCCATGCTGAAAGAATTCTCAATTCATCCTCAACTGAACATAGCCTATAGAGAAGGAACTTTCGATGAGTGGATACTTAATGAAACGAAAAGTTATTTTCCTCTTGGGCTTACTGACAATGATCGTGTGCTGGATCTTGGTGGTCACATCGGCTGCTTTGCTTCTCGCGCACTACTGGAAAAACCCGGAATACTTCTCTGGTCTTTTGAAGCCGAGAAATCTAACTTCGAAGTACTCGAACTTAATGCCAACTACTTTAAGTTTGGAGCATTCTACAGGGCGGTAGTTCCAGATGAACTGGAAGGACACGACATTAAGATTTATGTCAATGACAAAACGAATAATGCTCTTCATTCTACGATACCTACTCGTGGAAGATCAGAGCAGGTGGTGAAAGGGATTTCTTTAGGAAGTATTCTTAAAGATCTCAAGCCAACAATCATCAAGTGCGACATTGAAGGATCAGAGTATCATCTACCTTGGAAGTTAAATCCAGAAGTTCGTTATGTAGTAATGGAACTTCACTTAACTAAACCAGGACATCGGGGACTAGCTAAAACTACTCTTGATATTTTTTCAGATAATGGTTTTGAGCTAGTTAACACTCCTCGAATTGGTGAAAAGAATTGGACTACCATTGCAAAGTGGAGGAGAAATGGACAGTAATCAGCCTCTTCTATTCGTAGCAAGGTTTAAAGGAGAAGGTTCTAGACCAAGAATAGTCTGTCTTTGTGGATCGACAAGATTCTATAAGGAGTACATGCAGGCTAATTTCGAAGAAACAATGAAAGGAAACATTGTCCTTTCAGTAGGATTTTTCGCCCATAGCGCCCATGAAATTGACTGGGCTAAGCGGGAACATGACGAAACAATCGGAATCACAGAAGCAGAGAAAATAAAGCTTGATGAGTTACACAAACGTAAGATAGATCTTGCTGATGAGATTCTCGTGATCAATGTAGGTGGCTACGTAGGATCATCAACAAAATCTGAGATTGATTACGCTATCAAGTTGAACAAATCTGTTCGTTGGCTGGAGGATCCCAAGTGATTAGTTTTCAGGAAGCAGTTCAGTGGTGGTGTGTTACTTGCCATGGAGTTGAACGCACTAAAAATGAAAAGGAAAGAACTCTTCGATTTATTGAAGAAGCTATAGAACTCTCGCAGTCGGCTGGTCTTTCAAAAGAAGAAGTTATTCGAATGGTAGAATGGGTCTACAGCAGAGAATCTGGTGTTTTACCTCAAGAGGTAGGCGGAGTAATGGTTACTCTAGCTGCATTATGTTCAGCTTTCTTTATTCATATGGATGAAGAAGCTGAGACAGAATTGAGGAGAATATGGAATGTGATGGACGTAATCCGCAAGAAACAGCAATCAAAGATAAGCGCAGCCATAGGTTCGTAGGATCGACAACTTGTGGAAAATCATGGTATGGCTACTATAGACTTGCCGCTAATCTAATTCTTCGTAAACCGTGTGTAGCAATCATAGGTTATGAAAAAGAAGAAACCGTAAGGGAAAAAGTAAGAGAAATTCTGATTAAAGAATTCAAGATCGCTACCGCAGAAGTGGATGAATACTTGAAAGATTTAACAGTGAAAGGATACGATCATGTGGGCAGATCCTCATGAAAGCTACAACCCTAACATTACTCAAGAAGAGTGGGATGCCTTTAGATCTGATGAGAGACTTAAATCACTAGCATCGGATATTCGAGATGTTATTGAGTCTGGTTCTGTGGGCTCTGTTGATAGCTCTATTCTCGGAGAAATAGGTTTCGATGTTAGAGCTAGAATAGGAATCCCTGCTCCTCTCATACAAATGAAGACGTGTCCATGGTATGCTGCTTTAGTTATCTGTACTCTTATTCATGCTGAGTATGAGTGTGACAATCCAGTGAGAGAAGAAGGGAGAACCCGATTCTCTAAGAGTCGTTTTATGAATGAGCCCTACACTCCTGAAAACGTGACTTTTAATGAGGATCAGTGGGGACGTATGATACCGGTTCTGATTTCTGAAGTAAAAAGAGAAGAAGAAAAACAGTATGAGCTCTTCGAATTCTAATACGAAGACAGTCATTCAACTTACTACAGAGGCTAGAACTAGGCTCTATTGTGTCCTAGTAGATTGTCCATCATGTAACGCTCATCGTGGAGAATTATGTTTCTCTGGTAAGGGAAATAAAAGATGGAAAGTAGGATACCATCACTTAAGAGGAAATTTAGTTCAGGAGCTACGTAAAAAGAACGAAAATTTTGATGAGCGCTACAGAGCTTTAGTAAAGACTCTGATGGAGGGAAAGTGAAGTACAAACTACTTGGACCACCAGGAACAGGAAAAACAACCCGACTCTTAGAATATCTCGAACGTGAACTTGAAAAAGGTATTCCTGCTGAGCGAATCGCTTTCTTAACTTTCACTAGAGCAGCTAGAATGGAAGCGTTACACAGGGCTAATAAAACTGAAAAAGAATTCCCTTTCTGTAAGACCATTCATTCTATCTGTTACCATCAATTAGGTGTCGGTCGTGATCAAGTGGTCAGACCTGAGAACATTCGAGTATTTGGAAAAAAGATCGGTATCAAACTTACAGGCGCAGACTTAGACCCGTGGATTGAAGAATATGAACGAACCCTTGAGGCAGCGACTAGAGATGACGTTCTTCTTCAAATTAACCACCATGGTCGACATCGCAAAATCATGCTCAAAGAAGCTCTGGAGAATGCTTCTTTTGATATTGATTATAAGTATGCAGTATGGTTCACAAACGCATACCGAGCTTGGAAGACTGCTGAAGGCATTCTGGACTACACCGATCTCTTGTCTAGATATGTGGAATATGGAAAGCCTCTGGATATCGACGTGCTATTTGTTGATGAGGCTCAGGATCTGTCTAGACTTCAATGGGAAGTAGTGAACATTTTAGGACAAAAGGCAGGTACATGGTATGTCGCCGGTGATGATGACCAAGCAATCTTCAACTGGGCGGGTGCGGATAGTTCCGTATTCCAGGACTTTAGATCTGATTCAGTTGAGGTTCTTAATGAGTCTCATAGACTGTCACGGGCTGTTCACGGAGCTGCAAGAAAAATCACAGACAGAATCAAGAAAAGGCTCCCAAAAGAATACCAGCCTAGAGATTCTCAAGGCTCAGTACAAAATGCTGGTTACATTACCACTACTGACCTCAGTGAGAAGACTTATCTTTTGTTCAGAAACCACTTCAGAGGAGCAGATCTCGCAAGCATTCTCAAACGCGAGAGAATCCCTTACATTGGAAAAGGAAGTCCTGTTAACAGTAAAGAGACTAGAGTTGCTCTCTACGCCTGGTACAACCTCTTTAAGAAAAAAGAAGAAACCTCAGAAAGAGTCAAAACGCTAATAAGGTTTATGGATGAAGAATATCTCAATCCAATGGCAAGGAATCTTGTGAAGCAGAAACCGATGCTAGGTATAGATGAGGTTTTCATCTCTAGACCTAACTATCATAACTGGTATTTCACTCTTAAGAATCTACCAGGAAGAGATACTTTACCAGATCTGATTCGCCATGCTGGAATTTTGAGATGTGCTTTACCAAAAGTAGAACTTATGTCTATTCATCAATCAAAGGGACGTGAAGCTCACACAGTCATTATTGATCCAGACATGAGTAGATCCGTGTTCAACAACATGATTCATAACCCGGATGACGAGCATCGTGTGTGGTATGTCGCAGTCACAAGAGCGAAAGAAAGAGTCTTTTTGCTGTTACCAAACGGTGCTTTTAGTTACCGTTTTTGAGAAGTAATCGAAACTTTGGTTACTAAAGAGTATCAACTGGTTACGATTTTATTGTATCAACTTGTGCAAAGTTGGTATATAATAGAATCAAGATTGAATAATTCGAAAGGCTTTCCATCGGCATGGAAATTCGCGAGGTTACTACTTACAACGAAAAGGCTCCGTTTACTGGTTACGGTTTATGGATAGTTTTCGAAACTAAGTACAGGAAAGCCCATCTAATTCATCCAGTCTTGTTAACTGAATTGATGCTCACTGAGTATGAATTCGTTAAATCGGCAGGGGACAGACTATGGCCACTCAATGAAACTAAGACAAGCTTCAATTTCGAGAGGTTTCGTCAAGGATTCAAAGAGCGTGTTAATCTGTTCATTCGAACAAACAAACCATTTCCACTAAACACTGTAGCTAAGGTGATCTCAGAGTTAGATGAAATATCTGAGGAAGAAGCCTACCGATACATTAAGTCCCTTGATCAGAGTGCTTGGGATGATTGCATCGAGACTACTCTCAGACTCGATAAAACTAATCGGGAATACGCCTTGGTGAAAGGGGCTGACATCAGTCACATATCGGGTAGGCCCCGCACGATAGTGGAAATTTTCATGGAAACCGGACCTTCTAGCATCTACAAAATCACTGAGTTGGCCACTGGAAGGTTAAAAACAAAGTGCAAGATAAGTAGGACAGTGACCTACTTCGTGCATAAACTAACCGCTGAAGGCGTGTTAGAAATCGTGGCCTAGAGCCAAGGAGAATATAGAAATGGCAGATACACAGGAAACAAAAGGAAAGCAGAAGACTGGCGATAAGGTAGTTGCAGAGTCGCCGAAGCCGGCAGAAACCGCTGCTACCACCACAGTAGACGCACCTGCGAAGGAAAAGAAGCCCCGTGCTCCTAAGGGCAGCGCGAACTATCGGATTCTCGATGGTGTGGATGTTTCAAAGTTCAGTGGACAGCGTCTCGCGGTTGTGAAGGCGATGCAGAAGCTTGCCGGCGCTCAGGGTGGAGATAAGTTTTTCTCGGTCGATGAGATCGCGAAGAACGTCGAAGGTCTCCAGTCGAAGCATCCGGTGGCTGATTCCACGGCGTGGCATCTGAAGCAGATGAAAGCTCTCAAGATTGTTGACGAGCAGATCACGCCGGCTTCTGCGGCTGCGGCCACCACGGACGCAACCAAAGCGGCCTAATTTCTAGCACACGGTTTGAGTTCTCCTTTCCGGTGTGCTAGTCGGCGGGGTGGGTTGAGTCGAAAGACTTCTCACCCCGTTCCCTTTTTAACCAAACATCTCAGCTGATCGATACGATCAACCTCAGGTGTGAACCATACACGAGGATCTAATGGACTCTGATCTGAAGTCAATACTCCCAGAAATACATATTAGACCATTTCCTAGCAGACAGATTACGTATTCTGGGGAACTTGGCAATTTTTCCAGAGCGTACACCAATTGCCCTAAGTGTGGCAATACCGGGGATCTGTACGCAGGAAAGAATTTTGATATGAGGTACTGTCCTGGAAATATGCCAGTAGAGCACATTTGCAGAGACATGTTAAATCGAGAGCATACTCATCCGAACAACTGTGCTGGCGTTTCTGTAGAACATCATCATGTGTTCTGTAAAGTTTGTGAGTTCATTTTCTTCTTTAATCTCCCAGATCTTTCAGAGGACAAACCATGGCAAAAGTGATAGTTCTCGAAGGCCCTGATGGAAGTGGAAAAACAACCTTAGCCAGGAAACTTGAATCAATGGGGTGGGAATATCATCATGAAGGTCCTCCCGAGCGTGGCATCAATGTTGTTGAGCATTATCTGCGGATCATTGATTCTTCTCTTAAAAGTCCTAGAAACATTGTTCATGATAGACTTTTCGCAGGAGAAACTGTCTATGGTCCTATTCACAGAAACTATGACGCTATTGGCGGATGGGAAGGATTAAGACTCTTCAAGAGACTAACTACTAGTCGACCCATCTTCCAGTTTCTGTGCATGCCAAAACATAAGATACTTGAGGATAATCTTCGAAGTAATCCAGAAGATTTGGAACGTTACGGTCTAGAGAAATTCCGCAAAATTTGTGACAGATACTGGGAACTAGATCATGTGATGAACTGGCGAATCTTTGATTACACGAAACACCACGCAGAATACGTAGCACACGTAACAAATCAAGAGTACAGATTTCTTCCAGAGGGAACTATCGGCTCTCCTGTCGCAAAGTACCTATTCATTGGAGACCAGCCAAATCATGACTCAGTCGATGTCCCGTTCTTTGCTCTTAATGGTTCGAGTGGCTACCTTAACACTGCTATTACTATCTGCAAATTCGCCGAAGATGATCTTGCTTTTAGTAATGCTTTTGGCCCTCGCGGTAACATTACTCATTCTCTTGAAGAAATAATCTGGAGTTTCC